CGCTTAGATTCAATTAGATAAACAGTTCTAGCATCCTTGTCTGATTCCCACTTCAAGATTGCATACATAAATTCTAGTGGGTAGTAGAACTTCAACCATGCAGTCCAGTATGAAATCATCGAGTAGGCCACCGCATGAGACTTATTAAATGAGTAACCAGCGTGAGCCTCAAAGTCATGCCATAGTTTTTCAGATGCCTCCATGCCAATCTTTTGGGCTGCGTTCTCTAGGAACTTGGCGCGGTATTGCTCTAGTTCCTTAGCATCCTTTTTCTTTCCAATGATGCGACGAACCTTATTAGCCTCTCCACCACTCATACCACCAAGAGTCATACATGCCTGCATCACCTGTTCCTGATAGATGATCACTCCATAGGTATCTAGGAGGAATGGCTCCATCTCGGGATGAATATATGTGACTGCTTTCTTGCCTGACTTGCGAGCGAGGTATTCTTTGCCTACTGTGTTCTTAGCACCGGGTCGGACCAAGGCATTAGAAGCCACCAGTTCATCAAAGTTAGATACACCCATAGCAACAATAAGGTTGGTAGAGGGTGCCTGCTCGCACTGGAATACTCCCTTGGTCCCGCCAGATGCCAGCATATGGTAGACGTTCTTATCCTTGCGGTCTAGAGACAGCACATCAATATCAATGTCGTGACGTTCCTTAATCATCTTGACAGTATCATCAATGATTGTCAGAGTATTCAGACCCAAGAGGTCGAACTTGATCAGTCCAATTTCTTCGGCTGTCTCCATATCCACACCGATAACACTGACGCGCTCATCGGGATTCTTTGGATTGGTTCTAGTCTCTAGTGGAGCGTGCTTGAAGATTGGCTCTGAGGCTGTAACAACACCAGCGGCATGGATACCTGTAGACCTTACACGACCTAATAGTTGATCGCCATAGAACTCTACAAATGGGTACTTATTACGGAACCACTGAGTCTCAGGACTAGAACAGAATGTGTCCCATTCCTCAAATGACTTGCAGACCTTCTCAGCATCCTTTAGTGGAACATTGAAGGCTCTAGATACGTCCTTAACTAATCCCTTTCCACCCGGCTTATTAGGACCATCCTTGCCGCCGAACTTCACATAGGTAGCAATGTTGGCTACGTTTGTGTACTCGGCTTCCAGATCGGCCTTAACTTCCTCACGGCGGTTGTCTTGAATATCAGTATCAATATCTGGGAAGTCGTTGCGGCTAGGATCAATGAATCGTGAGAATAGAAGGTTGAATTCAATTGGATCAACCTGTGTGATTTCATTAGCATAGGCGACCAGAGAGCCTGCGGCTGAGCCTCTACCGGGACCAACAAAGATTCCCTTGGCTCTAGCACGCTCTACAATTCCAATTTCAATAAGGAAGTATGGAGCAAAGTTCTTAGACTCAATGAGTTCTAATTCTTCTAGGGCACGACTAATGTACTCGGGGTAGTCAAACACTCCACGCTTTTTGAGTCCAGCCCAAGTCTTTTCGCGCAAGACCTTGTTTGGATTCTTAACCTTGATCGGCAGGAGGTCTAGGTGGTTCTGGATTCCATAGTCCTCAACCTTGTCAGCAATCTCCAATGAGGTAGTGAACATCTCATTGAATGCGGCCTCATCATCAATACCATGCTTAGACATAGCCTCACGCATTTCCTCATAAGAAAGCATGTGGATATCAAAGTGAGCAAAGGTCATCTTGCGATCTGGGTATAGATAATCCAGTCGCTTCATCTCATCGTCAATGCGTGCAGACTGCTCGTAGGTTACGTCCTTACCCTTTTTGGGGTGAGTATTCAGGATCAACATAAGTTCCTGCATCACCTTCTGATCAGGGGTGCAGTGGTGGCAGTCTGGTGTGACTACTACCTTGGTGCCCTGAGCATGAGCAAGATCAATGAGAATGTTGTTGACTCCCGGCGCATTGTGAGGCATGAGTTCAACATAGAAGTCATCCTCAAAGCGATTCTTAAACCATCTCAAATGGTCCTTGGCTACTGCGTACTGGTCTTCCTCGATAGCACGATTAATCAATCCACCAGCACACGCGGTAGACACAATCAGTCCATCACCATAGAGGTCTAGAATCTTGAAGTCAATGCGAGGCTTTTTGTAGAATCCCTCGGTCCATGCAAGTTCATTCAACTTGTTTAGATTCTCAAGACCCTCGGCATTCTTTGCAAGGATGATTAGGTGGTTATAGATTGTGTCTAGTGAGTCTGTGCGTTCCTTAGGATCACGCTTATCAAATCGGTCAGGAGTGATATATGCTTCTACACCAAGGATCGGCTTGATACCGGCTTCCTTGCAGGCTGTGTAGAATTCTCGGTGACCGGCGTGAGTCCCATGATCACTAATTGCTAACGCTGACATGCCTAAAGATACAGCGCGATTTACATATTCATCAACTTTTGCTACCCCATCCATCAATGAATACTCTGTATGGAGATGCAATGGAACGTAATTCACAATTTTTCCTTAATTAGTTGTGGCCCCAAGGCCTTTGACAACCTTGGGGCGCAACAACGGTTTACCAGTCTGCGTCAGCAGTGGTTGCAATGTTAGTTTCTGACAGATAGAATGCTTCCTGCTCTGCGTAAGGAACCTGCTTCACTGCATCATCTAGGGATGGGATTTCATACTTTGACCAATCAAATGGCTTGGTATCAATCGCTCCCGGCAACAGAGTATAAGTAGTCTCTGTACCCTCGCCTGAACGCTTTAGTGTCCACTGGCGGTTTGAGATTGCGCCGTCTTCGGCTGCAACTTCACGAATGGTATCGAATGTGGTTGAGCGCATAACACCCATTGACCAAACACCGATGTAAGGCTCATCCTTGCCATTATCTACAAGGACATTGGTGTAGAAGCGCATCTTTGCACGCCACCCAGCCTTAAAGTCCTTCTGATGCATTTCGCATCCAACACACTGTCCAGCATCTTCCATGGTGCATAGAGCCTTACGGCGGAAGTCCTTCGGATTGGTGTGTTCTTCTACGATTAGAGTAAGCCCTCTGGCTTCATCGTATGACTTGCTATCTGAGTCAGTTTCATTGACAAAGCGAATCTTAGCCTTCTCGCCGTCATCCAACTTAACCCATCGTACCTTGCCACCCTGTGGCTTTCTTGCTTCGATCTTTGCGTCTAGACCCTTAAGGCCTCTTAGTAGACTTGACATTTTTCTATTCCTCTTTTCCTTTTTATGTGTTATTTAGTGCGTAATTTACTTCATCTTCCAATGAAAGGACTAACTCTACCCGCTGCTCATGTGTAAGATCACCTACGTCCTTCACATCTTGTTCCAGAGTGATAGGGGTGAACTTATTGCCGAAGTATGTTTCCATTGCCTCAGCCATGCGCCTTCCGGCTTCATCGTTATCCTTAACTACCATTATACTACGAAAATACTTATCTAGCAAGACCTTTTGGGCGCGACTTAGACTAGAACCCATAGATGCTACTGCGTGACCACCGGCTTGCTCTAATAGAATGGCATCGAATGTGGACTCCTGTGCGAATACTCTATCGTATACCTTGGCTCGATGAATATTGAAGAATGTATTGCCTCTTGGTAGGTCTGTGCTATTCTTGAAGACCTTTCCATCAATGCTGCGACCTACGAATCCTACACACATTCCATCAGGGCTATGAACAGGCACAGTCACCATATCTTGCTTGGCACTATAGCCTAATTGATACTTAATGATGGAGTCCCAATTGATACCGCGACTCATGAAGTAGTCATAACCTCTACCGCCGTGTGCTGACCTATGCAGCCTATCAATTATCTCAGGATCGAATTCTTCAAACTCATGCTTAACTCCAAGAATCTTTGTGACAGTTTCCTCAATGTCAACTGCCTTGCCCTTAGAATCAATTAATCTTAGTGCTTCAAAGTAGTTGCGATCACTAACCTTCATGATCAGTTCTGCTAGAGTCCTAGACTCCTGACAACCAAAGCAATAAAAGTGCCCTGATTCTTTTGCTACTTCACCAGCCGGTGTTCTGAAATTTCCATGATATGGACAGAAGATCAGAAAGTCTGTTCCGACTTCTCCCTCAATTTCCACTCCGCAGGCAATGAGGCTTCGACGGACTTGTTCTTCTGAGTAGGCTTGGAAATGGGTTTGTCCTTGTCTATCCCCGCCAAACATAATGCCTCTTGTCTTCCTACCTCTACGCCATAGAGTGATAATTGAAATTCGAATACTGTGCCTGTATAGTTTACAGTAAAATCGGGGTTAATGTCAAGCCTTGTAGTAAAGCCTTGATCTTCCATCTGGTCTTGTAGTAACATGATGTAGCGATCTTTGAGTCTGGGAATAGCACCTTCATCGGCTATTTGGCCTTCAAGGTAGAATCTCTTAATTTCGCGGTGTGCATATCCCATAGTACCTTAATTATATCACTGATAGTCACTCAAAAAGTCATCTACGTCAACCTTAAGAGCCTTGATGGTTTCTCGTACCCGCTTGTCCACTACTGTACCTTGACCATAGTTGTCATTGACCTGTCTGAGAATGTTAGACTCTGCTCGCTCAATGGCATCATAGATTGCCTCTTTGCTGAACTTAGGTGGGACAGACCTAATGTTAGTAGCACCACGAGGAATCTTTACACTAACTACCCCGCCACCTTCATCCCACTGGATGGTACTGCCATTAACTACTTTAATTGTTGTCATTAATCATCGACCCCTTTATAAATGAACAAACCACTATCGAAATCTGCCTGAATGTAGAACTCACCCATATAGCCATGGCGGTTCTTTCTAAATACGCATGTGATGATATCACTGTTGGCTTCACGACCCAATGCCAGAATGAAGTCAGCATCGAACATGATATCCTTGCCCCATCGGACCTGTCCCATCTCAGGAACACCTGTCATATCGGTGGAGTCATCAGGAGTAGCAGAGGCAATCAGGATGATAGGAACCTCTGCGGAGCCTGCCATGAGTTTCACGCTACGACTAATCTGCTTGATTCGTACCGGCTCGCTGTCTGCTTTCTTGTCTGAATCCATCAACTGGATATAGTCAACAAACACAATGTCAGGCTGGTACTGATCAATCTTGGCTCTAATGGTTGAAGGCGTTACCTCTCCTAGATCATCGTTAGCGACAATCTGGAAGGCTGGCTTACCTTCAAAGTATTTCTCTGACCAACGCTTGAACTCAACTAGGTCAAGTTCTCCCGCCGAGATTTGTCTGTGACTAAAGCGACCCTCACCCATGATTGTATAAGCACGAGTTCGTACTTCACCTTCGGACATTTCCAAAGACATAATGAGTGGCTTGCGGCCCTGTAGCCATGCTTGGATTGCAAAGTATAGCATGAGCCATGACTTACCAATCTGAGGATATGCAAGAATTACTCCATAGTGCCCCGGCATAATTCCTGATGGAAGGTAGTTGTCAAAGCCTGCTAGTCCGGTCTTAATTCCTGCTAGACCTAGGCGATTAAGTTCTGCTGAGTGCTCGTAGTAAGCAATAGCATCATCAACATCTACAACATCAAGGTCGCGGGTGATGCTGGTAAGACGCTTGATATCTGACGATCTTTGAATGATTTCATTGAGCGCCTCAATCGGCTCTTTCTTCACTGTCTTGGCTGCTGAGGTAATCAGGTCTAGGGTCTCAGCCCTAAGATATGCCACTTGGAGTTCACCGATATGGTGTTTAGTCGCACCAACATTTTCTGTAGGCTCAAAGCCGCGAAACTTGTCATCCACCATTTCAATCGGTGGCATAGACTTGTTGAGTTCATAGTAATTCCTAATGAATTCCCAAATATCGTAGTGAGTTCTGAACAGTCTATCTGGATGAGACTGCATGATGTGGTGAATCTGCTTATCTGTGAGAACTGCGGTTAGTGCTGCCGCTTCTAGTTCTCCGATGTTAACTTCCTGATCACTCACTTATTGAGCCATTCCTTTGCCTTGATTTTGAGGTCTGCACGAATAGCCAAGTCTTTTTCCTTGGCCTGCTTAGACAAAAGTAACTTGTCTGCGTTATATGTGTAATACTGCCACTTAGGGCTGTCATTGATTGAGAAATAGTAATCCATGATTTCAAGACATTGAGCATAACCGAAGGATTCTATCAGAGCATCAGATGCCCATTGTGCTGCAAAACCATTAATGACTTCGGGAGTATGCTGCCTTTTCTTGAACTCAGAAATCAATGCAAACCGCTGTTTGCTACTTGCCACGCTTGTCCAGATCAGTCTTCACTTCATCGACCTTGGCAAACAGATTTTCCTGTACCAGTTCATAGACGCGATCAATGGCTTCCTGCTGTGTTTCTGTGGGCTGCACTTCATCGGTTACACCAAAGTCAACCTTGATGTTCTCAAAGTTACCGATGTTAATTGTGTAGCCTAGTGCTACGGTTACCTGACTCAATTGATTCTCCTAATATGTATTCTCGGCCCAAACCGGAATAAATCTACCGTCCGAAGTTTTTGTGTATAAAACTATCGCATCACCCATTTTACCACGAAGGTCGCGCTCTGTCAACATCTTTCTTCTACCATTCGCTAATGCCTCACGAATTTCAAATACATCTTCCTCAGAATAATATGATTTCTTGCCCCAATGCCTCTCACCACCGGGGACTTCCCCAAGTGGTGGCTTAATCAAACCAGCGTTTATATAACGATACATTTGGGCTGGGCCTTTGCCAAGCAACCTCCCCACTACAACTGGTGGGTATGCTCGTTTTCTATGCTTATGGAAGTCATCATACAGCATAAACTGTTCGCGGTCAAGTGTCATGTTCCATAACTTCACAGTGCCAGCACTGCGGGACTGCTTGAGGACTCTAACTAACTGATTATTGACGAAGAAGATTTTGGCTGCCGGTGCGATCCATTCGCTCCCGCGTACATCTCTTTCTCTGCGTGGACGAGCCATGTAATGTCTGCCCTCTGTGCTAGTGGGTGGAATATTTGTCTATGACCGCATATGATACAGAATGTTTCAAGGTGATCATGTTCTGAAAAGACACGATCCACAAACATTCTGCCTGAGCAGCGTGGGCACTTTAGTTTCATACGTTAACCGGGAATCCGATAGCAAGGATATTCACGTTAATATCCAAATTACCACCAGTGTTAAAGGTGACTCTGAATGTCGCACTGCTACTGCTAATCTGCTTGAACACTACTGTCGCATCGTCACCAATACTACTAGTGCTTCCTGATACGATACTGGCGGTAATGATTGGAAAGCCATTAAAGGCCGGGTAGTTCACTGTATAGTCTACTACGTCACCATCAGTCTTACTGGTGCTGCTAAAGACATTGACAGTCTTAGCGAAAATCTTTAGGTCTGAGGTCTTAACACTGGTGTCATTGATACTTGAGAATGACGCCGATGCATCTCCTACTAAAGTAGTTAGATTATTTACTTGTGTTGCCAGTATCGCTAGATAATCAATGTCTAGAGGTTGACCTCTATTGGGTGTTGGAATGATAGCCATGTTGTCTCCTAGTATACACTACGCAAGGAATTGTTGCAATGGTGTAATGAATTTATTATTGCCAGATACTTTCTGTACCCGGTTATCTTGCCCTGTAGGGGTGGTGACACCCAATACAATTGAGCCTGTGGTGTGAAACACAGTGCTCGATGGGGTGGAAGTCACTGCCATGATCCCACCAAAACTGCTGAGGTCGCTAGCCCCATTATTGATATCAATATTTACATAGTCGCCAACAGTTAAGCCATGAGAAGTCAGGGTAGTAATATAGTTGACCGAGCCTGCACCCTGAATGGTGCTGACCGGAACATATGGGTTTTCCACATTGGGATACTCTTTGGCCTTGACGACAAACTGTGCTCCATAGCAAGTCTCATTGGCATATGATGGTGGCTTTCTAGCGATGCTCACACTGTTGCTGACACGCTCTCCTAGTGATTGGTAGGCATCCCATCTATAGAATCCTGTTACACTGTTATAGAATTTGTACCGCGCTGATACGCCATAGATAGCACTAATGTCTGGTGTGAACCAAGCGAGGTCAATTCTATATTGTGTACTGCTGATGCTGTAGGAGTCTGGATTCTCTACGAAGTCAACATCGTCATTGCTACGCCTAATAGCATAGATCACTGACCAGTTGCTATAGAGGTTCCTGTTCTTGTTCATCACTCTAAAGCGAAAGCGGTTTAATGAATCAGCATTAATACCCGGCAGACTAGCCTTCGGAATAACAACCCTAGACAATGTTTGCTCCTAGTCTATACTCGATATAGCCCTGACTGTTCTCAGCCTTCTCTAATAGAGCACCAGACTCATAACCATTCTTGAGTCTTGAGTATGCTGTCATTCCGTATAGAGGATTTTCAGTGTTCACATTGTCTAGTCTCAGACCGTCAAATGCTACATATGAATCGTCATAGGTACCACCACTGTTGAGAGTTTGCACAAATAGTTCAACTGTATCAAAGTGATTCCAGTTAAATTGAGTTCCGATGCTGAAGTCCTTTAACTGCCATGATACGACGACATACCTAGACGATGCAAAATCACTGCTTCTGAGTAGTCTAGTCGCTGTAGCCTCTGCACCTGTAGTAGAGTCTTCGAATTCTAGTCGTAGGCGCACCTTGTCTGACACTACTGCACCAGAGCCACCATCCTTACTTATCAATGACAGGGCTAGTCGTATATAGTCATCCGGTGAACTCTTTGACAAGTCCATTCTAAAATTAGCGGTATTAATGATATGCTTTGGCTTTGATGGGAGAGTCATATCATCGTCGGTGAATGCTGTCATATCACCAGCCACAATCAATGAGCGATTGAACAGGCGTGGAGGTTCGTGGCGAGCCTTGCGTGCTGCCCAAGTAAAGGCATTATTGTCGCTGTTAACAAAGAGAGCGGTATTAAGAGAGCCAGAGCCTATAAATGTAGCAGTAGTAATTGATCCTGAACCATCACTAATGTCGGTGGTGACCAGCGGGATGGAGTTTATAGACTCTACTAAACCACCAGTAACATGGTGGTACGCCCATGACTCAGTAGGCAAGAAACCACTGATAAGGCGGGAATCATATGATAGCGCCAAGGTATTAGAACTAGATGGATAGAGAGCCACTTCTGACATTAGGTATCGTTGGTCTTGTGGTAGTTGAGCCTTGAAGACAAGCCTATCTCTGCTGTACGACACTGTGGCTGTTGCACTACCCGCCGAACTCCATGTGGCTGAGCCACCCCAAGCCTGCTCATATCCGAATGTATTTGTTGTGCTTGAAGTGATGATGAATGTACCGTTCTTTGCAGAGTCTCCTGTGGCAACGAATGATAGCAGTGCTGAATCTCCGGGTCTCATTCCATGTGGTGTGCTAGTAGTGACTGTTACTGCCGATGCGCTTACGGTCCAATCAGAAAGAGCCAATGTAATTTCATCAGATACGACTCCCTTACTGGTGACTGGTACTCTAAAGGCCTCAAAATCCATAGATGATTTAGTTGGTAGCGATGCGTCTGACTCATTGATGGTAAGAGGCGTGGCTCCAACTCCTACTGCAATGTATGCAGCATACTCTGGTGCCTGACCAAGCATAAACTTGGTGATAATCTGGTTTCCTTTATTGGTAATCATTTTCCCTCACACTATGTATTCTACCATCAATCTCCAGTTCAATCTGGACGAATTCGGTAGGTGAAATATTCTCAAACTCGATGATCAGATTATCGCCGTCGAAGTAAGCATTGGTAGCCATAGACCACTGTGGGTTAAGGTCGTTCAGGTCTTCATATCTGTCCTCTGGAATCTTATGCATTAACTTAATAGCAAACTGATTAAAGATTGAGTCATAAATGGCTCTATTAGTCAGGAGATATGTTGGATCGAACCTCTGTAGTGTTGATGGAAGGTCACTGATAATGCTATATGAGAAGTTGGGAGTCCCAATTGTATCTTGGCGAACAAGGTTAATCATATCGGTCCCGCCGATATCATTGAATAGGAATTTCTCAATCTGCTCAGCGCCGGGCAACTGAGGCTCAATGTTAACTACGTCACGATTTGGCATCCTTACAGCAGTCATACCTCTACCACCCTAACTGCCTGAGTAATTTGGTCTGAGGCTCGATTGTAGTTGATTTCCTTAACCAAGAATTGAGTATCTGCATCTACCCATTCTACACCATCTGGCATGGTGTATGCGACAGTTACAATGTCGCCAACCTGTAAATGTGGCATGGCAAAGGTATTGATGATAGCGGTCTTGCGAGGACGCATGACACGCTCAATTAGCCACTTCATAATGTCACGAGCCTGAGTGTCTGACTGAATATAGAGCGCATTAAGTGAAAATTGGTTTCGCCCATACTTTGCTCTAGATGCCTTTACCTTATTGTAAGACTCCAATGATGACACCGGGCTAACCAATTGATTCTGCTCATAGATTGGATTTGATGAATCACTGATGCGACCAAAGTAATTATCCAGCGACAAAGTGTGGGTGGTGTTCTGTGTGAATGTTACTCCTAGGATTCGCAGGTATGAGCCAGTTGAATCATCTAGAGTGATAGCCTTATCAGCAGAGTTGAACACGATAAACTCCGCTTCATATGCTCCACCATAGTACCCGGAAATTGTGTAACTTCTATCACTAGTAAATGTCTTCGCAATTCTGCTATAGAATGCAGGGAAGGCCTGATCATACTTGATATCGAAATGGACTGCCTCTCTCATAATGGTACCAAATTCCTCAAAGTAAATCTTGGATGTTGCATTGTTGGATGAAGAAATGCCGGTAAGAAATGCTGACTGCACCGCACCACTGATAGCATACTTACGCATAGAGTCGTTAGTGGTAATTCCATTGCCGAATATTCCAGCATCTCCAACAATGGTTGTATTCCCATTGCGTGCTACTAGGTCTTCCAAGGCATAGAAGTTTTCGAACATGCACTCTGAGCCTGATCGAGTAAATAGGCAGGCAGTGGTTCTAATTGACAATGGGCTGGAGTCGTCTACAATCTTAATCAAGATGTTGTTGATATATAGGTAGAATCGAATTGCTCCACCGCTAATAATCTCATACTCGATTGATAGATCATAGACGGAGTTTGAACTAGTTGAACCAAGTCTATCTTGTCCAACAAAGATTCCCTGATCTGCCTGAATGCCAGTCAATCCGCCCCATAGTTTCTGTGGAACTGCTGGGCCACTGGCAGTATCACCAGACTTAGCCTGAGGCTTAATCTTGTAGAACACAATGTTGTGAATCACTGGGTCAGTAGTCTGAGTGGTTGCTGTTGGAGAATACTTCTCAATGTTCTTATCATTAAGAGCGATGATTTCAAAGTAGTACCCGCTTGAATTCGATGGGTCGGTGAAGATTCCAATGCCACCCGAGCCACCATTAATTGATGTTTTATCAGCAGCATTTTGAGCCTGTAATGAGAAGTAGTTACTAGAGCCATTGGCAACGCTGGCTCCATTCTGATCTACCTTTCCAATGATACGCATACGAGTTCCGAAGTGGCGGTATGGATATTGAGCACTCAAGTCTTTGTATACATAACTAATGAAGTCACGGTCTACCACTGGATCACTAGTAGAAGAATACTTACCGCGAAGTACCAGTGCAGATGCCTGAACGCTTCCTGCTGCTGTAGTGCGCAATCCATTGGTGTATCCGTCTTCATACACCTTGGAAGACATAAAGTTCTTGATGATTCCATTCCTACTTGACTTGACTGCTGCTGCCTTATAAGATGCGGGATCAACTCTGGTAGTGGTTCCAACAGTTGCCTGAACAATGTCTGCTGTATCAATAGTGTTAAAGATCAGATCGCCATACATCTTGGTGCCATAGGTATTGGCATTATCTGACCAATAACTCGACAGCCCCGCATTATGACTGGTGATATCTGTAGCGAATTGACCCCTACCATGGATTCGTACCGCGCCATTCTTGATCACAGTATCTACTCCGACAATTTCATAATACGGTTCTGAGAAAATTCTCACGCGACCAGTTGGGTAGATCTTCCCATTAAATGGCAATGATCCAAAGTAGTTCTGGTACTCTTGATTGTCTTGAATCCATACTACGCCCTGTCCGGGGATTGCATATTCAACTGCATCGAAGCGAATGATTTCACCATTGGCATACAAATACCCCTTGAATCTTGGAAGCCAATAGATTGACTCGCCAATGTCAATGATGTTATCTATAACCTGATTGCTTACTACAGTTGGCACTGCACTACTAAGGTCAGTGTTTAATGCACAGGCACCAAGGGCAAATCCCTCTCCGGTCTTTGATCCCTCATTGATAGTCTTAAGTTCCTGACTAGCAGCAACTTCCCAAAGTAGAACTGGCCTGTATCGGTAGACTCTTTCATTATCTTGTAGCACACTAGAGCCTAGGCTTGCAATTTCACGCTGAACATATCTGGTGGTGTAATCAATCTGACCATCATTGATTACCACTGTTTCATTAGGCTGGATTGACTCGATGTTTGCTAGCGGTGAGTCATTGCCGCTAAGAATAAGATCGGTACTTCTACTTCCTACCTCTGGCATGAGATAGTCTTTAAGCATGACCACAAAGTTATTGTCCTCGTCAAAGAACATTGCAGACTGAGTTGCGATAGCAAGTCTCTGTAAGATTTCTGCTACAGAAACATTTGGCTCAGAGAAGAAATGCGGAATAACTGGATCGTTAGATACGTCAATATTTAGGAACTTGTAGTTGCTAAAGCCAATATAATCTAGGACTGTTGCTACTGCATAGGTCAGTGTAGTGTCTTGGCTGAATACACTAGGAGCGTTTGTAGTCTCTAGACGGAAGAATAGATCGCGCAAAGATACTGTCACACTGTCTAGGCCACCAGATGGGCTTGGAAATTTGTCAGCATAGTAAGTCTTAATTGGGACATACTTATCAGCGCCATTGATATCCTTGATGATTTCATAGAACTGAAACTTAGATGCGGTACGACCATATGATGCCAATAGTGATCCGGTGGTTCCATTAAAACTATTGCTCTCTGTGAAGATATTATCACTGTTGCTTAGAGATACCTGACCATTAGATACTGCCAATGATGATACCGGCAATCCTTGGTCATCTCCGGCTAGCATCTTATTGGCTGTGTATGACTCAACATACTGGCTTAGATTTACACTTAGTCGTGGAGATAGTTCAATAAGGTCAAATGCTGCATTGGCACTATGCATAGTATCAACGACGATTCTGAGGCCATGCAGGTTCTGGAATTCCTTATAGACTGTCTCGCCATTTAGGTCATATGATGGTGGATTCACGACTTGAGTAGCCACGCCACGCAATCTGGGGACTCCAGTATTTAATAATTGCCATGAATAAGCAGTATTTGAGACAACCCATGCTGCACCGTTCCATACTCGCAAAGAACCAGCAGACGTAGAGTTATAGTCAGTTATATAAGCATCGCCAATGAGAGCATCTGTTGGAAGTAGTGATGCATCAGTATATCCTCTAAAGGTGAATGTGCTGGCAAAGGCCTCAGGAATAGTAATCCCATAGAAAATTTCTACATATCCGTCACGAGGTACAGGTGTAGCAGAAGTAAAGGAAATCAATGTCTCCCACACATTGGAGTCGGTGAGGCGCTGGATGCTCCATGAATCAGGAACAGTAGCGCGTGAATATGAATACAAAGGGTCTGATAGTGATGTACCATCTGGCGCTCTCGCAGTTCCTAGGTCTATATCTCCAATGTTAGTCTGCATCTTTACAACGACTCTATTGGCATGAACAGGCTCAGTGTAGACAATAAATGGTACCGCATCGGTGATAGCGTATACGCCACCACTTGGGGCTGGTCCACTGATTCCTCTATCAATTGTTCCATCATGCTTATATGATGACCAATACTTGAAGAAGTCTGATCGGTCAGGCATGTAATATCTTGGGCGTGATCCTGAGCGAACATTGTCAATGTATCTACCCGGAATATAACGAGCCTTATTGATGCCGCTGCGTGGTCTAAATGGGAGAAACACATCTCCTAGTGGGAACATCAACTGCTTGGTGGCATCGACCACTCTAAATGGATCATCGTCTGTAGAGTTGTATTCAAAATAGGAAACGTCTGCATCGGTATATGCATCTGCTACGTCATCAGCATCGTAAGTATTCACTAGTGCAAAGTCAGACCTATTCTTGTATACCCCGATCTTTGCAATATTGCCAAGTTCGTTAAGATTGAATTCTGCTAATATAAGTGGCTCTACCGATAGGGTAGATTCATTTTCGAATGCTGCAATAAGATCGGCGTCCTGAAACATTACTGTTCCTCAACTGCAATTGAAATGTCCCACAGGTCAAAGTCTAGTCCACGACCAGTAACGCTATAATCAAAGTTGCTAAAGTATACCGGCACCACAGCATTGTATTGGTTGAGTCCGGTAAGTCCGGGTGTAGGAAGTTCGCTATAAAGGTCGTATGCTAGCAACATATAAAAACTCCCAGAATGGTCACTATACCAATCAAGGAGTTCATTGCCTCCAGCGCCACCATCAACAGTGTGAGACTCATAGGTGCTAGTTCCAGATTCCAAGAATGTCGGAGCCGATGAATATGCCCTAGATGGAAACTGCTTATATGCCCATTGGAAAGTCTGCTTGTCAGCAACATGGAAACTACGCATAGTGCCATTGATCATGCGCTTACGATTCTCAATGCGCTGTGGCTTTACCTGAATCTCTTGTCTATTATGGTCAGAGAGAATTAGGAAATCAGTGTACTCATCTCCACCGGGCAAATAGAATCCACTGCTAATAGAATAGGAATCGGCAAAGCAGACCGCTTGTGGTCTGGTATATTTCTTCCTACCCGCCATATAGGTATTAGTCACTGGCAAAGTTGTTCACCCTAATCTTCTGTCCTGTCTTCATTTCGATCTTCTGGATTACCTGAGATGCAATCTGATCTGCGTCTTGACCAGCCCCATTGATATTTAGGCTGATGTTGTAATTATACATCATTGAAGGACCGGCTGCTGAGGTTTCTGGTACCATGCCGCCAGAGCCAAATGACATTCTTGGGAATACATTGCCATTTAGGGCTAGAAGTTCCTTTCCAAATCGCTGAGCCACTGGCTTACGAATGACAATCTCACCGGGAGTCAACATAGCAGGAACAGTATCCCCTGATCCAATACCGGGAACTGTGCCACCTGATGCAAAGCCTCTTACTAGCCCTCCATTAGCGTAGCCAATGTTTCCAAGTAGTCGAAGCATAAGATCAAAGGCGTATTCTCCACCAGCAACAGTACCCGGAATTGCGGGTAGGTCTGGATTGGCTACAGCAGTTGATCCACCACTGTAATTTCCACCGTTAAGTGAATTAAGTTCTCTCTGTAGTCTTACCATTTCTGCCAGTTCATTCTTGGCACGAGCGATCTGATTAGCCACTGAGTCATACAGGTTGTCCAAGCGGTCAGTCTCGGCATTGATTGCCAATTGAGCGTAGTAAATCTGATCGGCAATGTTGCGCTGTGCCAACTGCTTCTGGCGAATGTCTTCCTCAATTACCTTACGCTGCTCCTTGATTTCATTGATCTTGTCATCGCGTGTCTTCAACTGCTGCTGGCGACTTAGTTCCAGAGCGGTGCGAGTAGCATTAAGAGAGTCCTGCTGATTCTTCTGCTGTAGGTCTAGTGCGGCTTGTGCTGCTGCGGCAACGTCACCACGGCTAAGAGCCTGAGCAATGTTGAGTTGTCCCTGCTGCTGAGCATTGATGCGCTCATTGGCTGCCTCAATTTCATCCAGAGCCTTGATGCGCTCATCATAGGTCTTGTTGATAACGTCTTTCTGCTCATTCAACTTGTCGGTCTGCTGATCAAGTGCTTCTAGGTCACGCTGGCGCAATTCAATAATGCGACCTTGTGCATCTGACTGATCCTGCAAGACCTTAAGAGCCTTTTGCATTGGCGTAATAACTTCTAGTTGAGCAATTTCACGACTCTTACCCATGATGTTCATTGAGTTGTCAAGCAACTGGTTAGCCTTTTCAAGTGCTGGTAGAGCATTCCACTGTGCCTGCTTGTACTTGTTCCAGACAGAAGTTAGATTGCTTAGGTTCTTAGATGCTTCATCAGCACTAAGTCCACTGTCTCCAATTGCTTGAGCCAATTCAGGATTAATACCGTCCTTCATTAGTTGAGCGGTCAACTGCAACTT